TTTCCTCTATATGCTTATTAATCATACGAATATGATATCTCCTGTGAGGAACCGGTAAGTCCCAAACATCAGATATAGGAAATCCTCCTTGGCCGTGATAAGCCAGGCTGTGGACTTCCTCCATGAATGCCGATCTATAATCGGCTCCCGGGAAAAAAGAAATCCACCTCGAACGGAAGATTTATATCTTTAACCTCTGTACCGTCTGATAGAGTAAAGCTGACCTTTAGATTAAGATCTGGGGTAATTTCTGAAATATAATTGCGGAAGGCATTTGCATCTATAGATAATAAGTAATTATCTACGAATTCTCTTATAGTTTTTTGTTCGTAATCACCATTTACTGAAAGAATTTGGTATTTTAACCGAGTGGTTAATTCCCCTCCTGTACCTATTTTCTTTAAACCTTTCAACTCAGCATCCATTTTCTTAGAATCACCATGAGTTAATAGTTTAAAAGTTAAAGTATTTTTAGAATTAGGTAATACGAATGAAAATTCATTTTTATTTTCATATAAAGAATAATCTACTTCTTTATTTTCGAATTGAGAGATATCAATAGTAACTCTTTCTTCTTGCTCGGTGTTAGGATTTAAATATCCGAAAGTATAATCTTTACCGTATGCTAGAATCCTTCCTGAGATTAGGATAGCATTTTTATCACATAATAATAAATCTTCATAATTAATAGGTGATTTAATTAATGCCTGTAAAACTTTATCAATCGCTAAACCCTGCTTTAATAAATTGATATTAGTTAAAATATCTTCTTCTCTTGCAGTCATGTACTTCATTTCGATAGTACCGCTTGATAATGCATTGTCTTTAGGATATAATAATCCTTTTGAAGGTAATTGTACTGTTTCGGTAGGGAAACTAAATTTTGTGGTATTTTCTTGGCTCATAACGTAATAATATTAATATCTTTATATATAAATATCTAATATATAAAAATTTTTACAAAAAAACAACTTTAATTTTAATTAGATCTAAGAGGTTATTATTATTATATACACAAATATATATAAAATAAAAAATCCCCTGAGAGATCAAGGGATTCTTATTAAATTAACTATTATATACTTTGAATCCTTTAATAAATTTATTATTATGTTTTTTAACTCTATATTGTAAAGTACTTATGCTAATTCCTGTTCTTTTAGATAAATCTGGTAAGCTTAGTTCTGTTATTATTTCTCCAGATAGATATTCCAATGAATATGGTCCTTTGAACCATTGTTTATTTCCTATTTGTCTTTCTTTAACTATTTTAGATATTTTATTTTTTCCTTCTTGGGTCATATCAGATTTCATTCCTTTAAATACTCTTGTCGAATTATTGATATTTCCTTTCATTGAAATACTAATTTTTTCTTTATGAGTTATAGTTTTTTCGCTCTTCCATAGTTTCTGTAATATTCTCCTAGCCTCTCCATATTCTTCTTTAGATATTTTTCTTTTATTATCATATGATAATCTATGAAAAGCCCATAACATTTTTTTACCATATAAAAAATGATCTTTCCAATATTCGGCTAATAATTTATGTACTATATAATGTTCCTCCGGTGTAAGTAAAACCGTTTTAGATTGCTTATTAAAGCTTTTTGGAATTATATGATGAGATTCATAATATATACCTTGATTTTTTTCCCTACTTTCAGATAACGCTTTTTTAATAATTTTAAAATATTCTTTCATAAAAAATGCCCATTTATTTTTATATAAATAGGCATTAATTATAAAAAGTAATAGTTGTGAATACGATTTTAAAAATTTAAGACGCAATAATCCATTGCTACTGTTAATGCTATAGTTGCATAAGCATCTGTTGACCAATCATAATCACCGAATGTAGCAGTCTTAACATACGCACCTTTGATAATCCACTCACTAACTATATCACCTACTGGACCTAATACGTTAAAAGTTAAATCTTTTTTGTAGAAGTCTGAGTAACCGTTTCTGCCTGTTACTGATTCATGTCCTAAACGAACCCATTACATAACTGCCTGGGCACCTGAAGGTGTAATAGGATCGTATAAGTCCATTGAAATATCAGCCCATTCTGCTTTACCCTTTAATTTACGGTAAACGTTAATGTGGTCTAATTTGATATCTCCGAAGGTAACACTTGGAGAAGCAGCTTTCTTTATAAGGTAAGATGGAATACCATCAATATACATTATAAATCTATTCTGAACTTTTGGTTCAAAGGCTGTGTAGAATATTTCATTCGGGTCTAATACTGCCATGTTATATTATTTTATTATAAATATCGTTTGTTTTGTTTTTTGTAACTATTAGTGACCTCCCAAAGAACCACCACGGTGAGCTTTTTCTAACTCTTTCATAGCTTTCTGGAATTCTTCTTTACCGCCTTTTTTGAATGCCAAAGCGATCAAGCTACCAAAGTAAACAGCTGCTGCTGCTCCGTAAGCGCCAGCTAAAATCTGCATTACTAATTCACTGTAATCAGCAAATGCTTCATTCATTTTCATTTTTTTGGTTTCGTCTAATTGAGCTTCTAATTTGTCAACTAAATCTTTAACTTGTGGATCTAAAGATACCATTTCTTCTTCTTTCATTACTTTTTTTGATTTGTTTTCAGCAATGATTTCTCTTGTTAAAGTTTCAACAAGTTTTTTGGTTAAGTTTACTTTTATGTTCATTTTTTTATTATTTTAAAATTATTGTCCAAATGTTGCGCCAGTAGGCAAGATGTTAAAGTCTAATAAGATGTATTCTGCAGTTCTAGTAGGCTGTAAATAAATAGCTCCTACTAATTGATTTCTATCGATTACATCTGGAGTATTATTGGTTTCATCCATTACTACACGGAATGAATATAAACCTTGTCTCTGCTGTACTAATTGTAAGTAAGGATTTACTCTTGCTAAGAAATTATTTCTTGTAGTTTGAGTATTTTGCTCAAATACTAAGTTTTCAGCTACTCCACCAATATATCTCTTCAATGAGATTAATAAACGGCGAACATTTACTCTATCTAAAGCTGATGGTTTAGCTTGTAAAGTTTTCTGACCATAAATTACAGTACCTTGACCTGGGAAGATTGCGATTGGGTTAACCTTACATGTATATAATGAATCTCTTTGAGAAACAGTTAAGCGTCTTTCCGGCTGAATAACAGTTGATAAACCACCTCTGGTTAAACCAGCTGGAGCAAACCATTCTGCAGAAATCTTATCACTGTATTCATATACTGCAGGAACGATAGTAGATGCAGGGCAGAAGAATAATTTACCAGTTTCTTGTGATCTTAATTGAACCCAAGGCCAGTAAGTTGCTCCGTAAGATGAATCAATTGATTGTGCTTGAGTAACAGCTGCTGTTATTGTTTGACCAAATGTAGTTGTATCGATTACTGCGATAGCATCTCCTCTATTTTGTGTATTTGATAATAAAGTAGATATTGCAGACGATGCATTTTGGTAGTTTAATCCCGGAACAGATATAGTTTTGTATTCATATTGATCTGTATTAGCTAATAAGCTAAGAGCGATTGCATAATCTGATGGATATAAACCTTGAATATTTGTAGCCTCGTTTGTATTTACTGAAGTAGTTGATAATATATTTTCAAAGAACTTAACTGCTGTTCCTGAACCGTTCATTATTTGACCATTTGCACCTCCAAAAGCTCCTTGATAAGAACCTGAACCGTTAGCTGGGATAGATGAAGTAAATTGTGCCTGTGCTACACCTAAAGAGTTGAAATAATTAGGAGTAGGTGCGTTTACAGATTTAACTCTAACATATCTACTGTTTACAATATATGAACCAGTAGTTTGTAAGTAGTAAGCGCCTGTTTCATCCTGTACAGGAGTTAAGGTTTGATTACCAATTACATATTCTATATAATTATTTTGATTTGGATCTAATGATAGGTTAGACCAAGTCTCTAATACTGATTTTTGATTCTCATAATCATCACCTTGACGTATGATTAAAGTAAATGTACCTGAACCAGTGCTAGCACCAGCGATTTCCCATCTGATATTATCAATTGAACCGCTAGTTAATGAGTTGCTAGATCCTGAAAGAGATGCTCCTGGACCCCAGTTATTAGCTATAATACCTTTTGTTAAAGTTTCTATAGTAAATGAAGCAGAAGTCGGGTTTAATTGTGAAATTATACTTGAAGTTGCTGCTGTATATGAACCGGTAACAACTCTAGTTACTAATAAAGATTCGCCTCCTTGCTGGAAATAGTTATAAGCTGCAATAGAAGTTAGATATTCGTAATTAGCACCTCCTGAAACGATTAAAGAACCGAATTGAGATTTGTAATCAGAATATGATCTAACAAGGGTAGGAAAGTTAGCCGGACCCTTTACTGTAGGTCCAACTAATGCTGCCCCTACTGTAATAGGTCCTTGCTGTATTTGTGATTGATCGTTTTCGCGAAGAAAAACGCCTGGTGAGATTAAAGTTTCTGCCATAATGAATTGTTAATTATCTATTATAAATATCAACTATATACGCGAAACCTTAATTCGATTAATATATACTTCCTGTTTCTAAATCAACCTTAATATTACCATATTTTTCAACTAATTTATTAGAAAATTCTAATTCTTTTTGTTGTAAAATAACAATACTATTTTTAATGTTTTGTTCTTGAGACTCGATAATTGTTTTCTGATAAGATAATCTACCTAATTCGATAACATATTTATCACTTTCATCTCTCATAGCCTGTAGGGCATCTAGCTCTTCTTGCGTAACTTTATTTTCTTCTGACATATTATTTATTATTTTTAGATGGTTTTCTACCGCGTCTGTTTTGACCTTTAGCTGCTTCTATAACATCTTTAGATTGTTTAGCTACTTCTTTAACGGCCTTAACTACATCAGCAGCTTCCTCAGAAACTTTTTCTGCACGAGCTTTAACTTCTTTAGCTACTTCTTTTACTTTTTTTACTTTTTCATCAACAACATCAGGGATATTGTTTCCGTCTTTGTCTTCGATTTTTCCAAATTTCATTAAGGCAAAAATCGCTGCAACAGCTACTACAGCTGAAATGATAAAAATTGTCATAAATTTATTTTTTAGTTTTTAATTTGGTTACTTTTTTGGTATTAGCTTTTTTAGGATTTACTAAATCATAATTTTCTACAGGTGTTCTTTCTTCTTCTTTTTCTGTATATGAAAGATATTTGATTGTGTAAGAAATTCCTAATGATACTACTATAGTACAAAAGATAATGATTAGAACTGTTCCCATTTGGTTTTTTAAAGGTTAATTAGTAATTGTTGTATATAAATATATATAAAATTGACTAAACAAACAACTTTTTTTTTATTTTTATTCTTCTACTAATTCATTAGATTGAAAAGGTAGATTAACTGATGTTTCTTCTGGTAACGTCATTCTTGATAGTTCGTTTTGTAGATCTATTTTAAGATTATATACATTATGCTGTGTTTTAATCCAGTCGGTTATATTATTTATGGTTAAATCACTATATTGAATGTAATTTTCTGTTTCAGGATTAGAAAATTCACTATAAGAGCTTACAGTTGCTGTTTTATTTGTATCTGTATCGGTACAGGAAAAAGACCATCCAACATTTTTTACAATATTGTTTAATCCGTTGTAATTTGAATAACATTTAATGTTATTAATTGTCCATTTGTATTCTAAAGCCATAATTTTTTATTTTTATATAAATATTAATTATATATTTATTTAATTATTTTTACTTTACTTGTATCTCCGTAAATATTAATTGGAATATATAAAAATCCACCTTCATTTACATACAGTAAATAATGATCTATAATTTGTGTATTCTGCTCTTCAGTTAATCCTTGATACCATATATCTGTTACGATAATATCATAAGTTGATGTAGGTGTAAATGTTGTAAAATCACCTTGAATAATATTTACATTAGTATTTAAGTGATTTAATTGACTAGCAATATTAATTATATCTTGATTTGTTTCTATAATATCGATAGTAGCAAAATCCTGACAAACATAAGGCATAACACCTAAGCCTAAACCTCCTATTAATATTGAATTAAATTCTATATCTAATAGTTCTTTTGAATATTCTAATATATAGTGAACTTCATCAGTAACAAATATAAAATTATTAGGACCATATAATCCTAAATATTTCCCCCCTTTATTATGTCTAATCTCGTATCCGTTTAATTCTATAGGAAGTTCTAATTGAGTATTAATTATTCCTTTATACGAATTATTTAATTTTTCTTCAAGTATTTGTTTATTAATCATAGTATTAAGCTGATCCTTGATATGAGAAATAGTAAGTATTTCCTGCTGAAGTTGTTATCACTGCTGTTGATATTGTTGTTTGTCCTGTATATGTGGTTTGTAATGAATTGTTTAGGAAATAATAAATGTATGTTACAAATTTACTATCACCTCCTGTAAGTGTCATTTGTACAGTATCTCCTGCATTTATCGTAACAGAAGTTAATGCAGTATCAGTTGTTAATGAGGCGATAGATGAGCCATTTCTGTATACATTAACTGTGCCTACAACTAGACCTATTGTTTCATACTGTAACGTAGTTGCAGCTGCAGCAGTTACTACTCTGACTTGATTTCTAAAAGCAAACGGGGTAAACATCATATTATATCATAGTTTTAATACTAGCTAGATACAAATTCGTTGTATCAAAAGATATTAATGTAATAATATCTGTACCAACCACAGTTGATGCTGTATAAGCCGAACCTGAAGCCTGTTTGATAGTAGATGGGAATCGTAGGTTTCCTGAACCAGTAGTGTTAACTAGAATATTTACTGTCTGACCGGGCTTAATATTACTTGGATTCAAGAATGTATTCGTACTACCGGTTAACTGTATACTAAAGAAGTTAGCTAAATTTAAGTTTAATGAAGCTGTATTAGATGTTATAGGTAATCCGAATACGTTACCCTGTACCGAACCTGTAATAATAACGCTTCCTGAAACATCCAGGGTTGCATTAGGAGAAGTTTTATTTGCTCCAATACCTGTATTTCCTGCTAAATAGTTATTAGCAGTGCCGTTCATATATAAATTCCAGCTACTTGTAGTAGAAGCTATATTACCGTAAAATCCGTAGTTATTAGATGCCTGAGTAATTGTTGAATCTGCAAAGAAACCGTAATGATTTGTTACCGGGGCTAGGAAAGTATTTTTTGCGGCAAAAAAATGAGTTACAGCTGTAAGGTTACCACTAGTGTTTATTGGATTACTACCATACATAATGGCATTTGTAGTTACTCCGGTATTAATATTACTTGCAATATAAAAGCCATAAGCAGTGGTAGAACCGGTTATATCGTTTGCAATATAAAGTCTAGCTGCTGCGTTATTGTTTCCTATAGCTAATCTACTACTTAAGTATTGATCTCCGGTTACTTGAAATATTGCATTAGGAGCACTTGATGTAATTGTAGCACCAATTAAAACTTTTTCACCTAAGAAATAACTAGGACTGCTACTAGATACTAATAACGAACCTGTAATAGTAGCATTACCTAAAATATCTAAAGCAGCATTTAAAGATCCTGATTTTTGAATACCTATTCTGCTTCCTGTTATAGTTAGATCAGGAGTACCAGCAGAGTTTGCAAATAAGTAAAGAGATTGAGATATTACTGTTGGTTGATAAAAAGCTGTACTATTTCCTATGTAAATATCACCTCCGGTATTATATATATATGAATCATTTCCACTACCAAATGAATAACCTGCAGCTATATTACTGCTATTAATACCCATATCAATATGGTTTAATATAGCGCTTCCACTGTTATTATAAACAACTATATCAGATGATGCTGATACGCTGTTATTAGTATTTCTTATAGAAAATTCAACGAATCCGTTATTATTTCCTGTAAATTGACCTAGGGTTGATGCACTAACACTAGAAGTTACTACTAGGGAACCTGAGATTAATACACTACCTGAAACATCAAGGTTATAACCTGATGCTATAGTATTTTTATTAATACCCATAGATCCAGTACCTGGATTTACTACAAATTTAGTATTAGTTATATTTAATCCTCTATTACCTGCACCTGTTTGAATATGAGTTAAATATCTTATTTGATCTGTAGTAGTATTTGTTATGGTTGAGTTAGTTGAAATATCTGCTGTTCCATTTAAGCTTCCTGTAAATGAAGGGGCTACTACTGGGGTTGTAAATGATGATGTAGTAGAAGTAATTCTAAGTCGTTCTGTATTTCCTCCTGCATCAAATCTTAAATAACCTGTTGCTCTTGATGCCCTTACAATCATTATGTTAGGATCTGCTCCTCCTATTGAATAACCACTATCTGTTCCAACAACTTGGCCTATAATTGATGTTGTAGCACCATCATATCCTAACAATCTAAATTCAGATAAATTATCTGTACCACTTGTAGCAGTATTAGATACATACATTGATGCTCTATTCGTAGAAGATGCAACATCTAAAACTGCTGCAGGAGCTGTTGTTCCTATGCCCACTCTACTTCCTGTATAATAGATATTACTTCCACTTGTAGTCCATTGAGATGAAACTCCGGCATTTAATGCAAAGGATGCAGTTGTAGCAAAAGAAGCTGTTCCATTTAATGAACCAGTTATAGGCTGAGTAACAGTTAAGGAACCTGATATGGTTTGAGATCCTATAAAAATATTTGAACCAGTAGTATATAATGAACCGGTAATTTCAAATATATCTGCATTTAAATTTAATAAAGTAGCACCTGTACTACCTAAAACGTTTAATGAACCTGTTATATTTTGAGTACCTATTACATTTAAATCTACTACTGCTGAAGAAGAAATTGTTAAGCTACCTGTTATATTTTGATTTCCATTAAAGTTATTTGAACCAGTGGTAGCAAATGATCCTGTTTGAGTATTTAATACAAATGCTGTTGAATTTAATCCATCTAATAAATCTGCATTAGAAGCATATGAACTTGTCAAAGCGTAAGAGGCACTAGTGGAATTTATAGCATAAGATGCTGTAGTAGAAGTTAAACTATATGAAGCAGAGGTACTATTTAAAGCATAAGATGCAGATACTGCAAAAGAAGAAGTTCCGTTTAATGAACCGGTTATACCTCCGGTTACTGTTAAAGATCCTGTTATTTGAGAGTTTGCCTGCGCAATCAGCCCGTTACGGGTCACGAATTCATTTGCCATATCTTATACTTTAGTTCACTTTCCCTAAAGTGGGGTTGTTAATAATAAATAGGAATATTTTTATAATCCGAACCTGCTTCTATTAGTATTCCAGTTCTGATCAATTTCAGTTGCAGTAAGTGCTTTGTTGTATATTCTGACTATAGATAGTCGTCCTCCCCAATAATCTGCGTTATCCCAACGGCGCATTAATCTAATACCGCCTTGTGAAGTAGCAGGAGTACCTGTATATGAAGAACTTTGTATTAATGAATTATTTACATATAATCTATTAATTGTACCATCATATGTACCTACTACTTGATACCAGTTATTTGCTGTTAAAGTTGTACTATTAGTAGTTCTCCATCCTCCATCAAAAAATCCACTTTGTAAACCTGTAGTAGTATTACTACCTAAACTAAAGTTAATTTGACTTGTACTTCCTGGATAAGTTTCTGTTATAATACTAGGTAAACCAGCACTATTAGTTCCATCATAATAGTGCCAAGCTTCCATTGTAAAATTAGTTAATGAACTAGTCAAACTAGTAGCGCTAGATGCATATTGAGAACTACCTGGGGCAAAAGATAAATATCCACCGTTATTAGGACTGTATGTTGGTGTATTAAATAAAGTAAATGCTTTTGACTGTATTGTATCAGTCCAGGTTGCACCAGACCCAGGATAAGATGATGGATTTCCGGCATCTAAACTTAATACTAAACCTGCAGTAACTATTGATGTAGAGCTTTTAAAATTTATCTGCCCACTAGCGCCTACTAATTTAAAATTAGTTGTACCAGTATCTGTTGTATTTTTAAGATTTATAGGCATACTATTACATGTATGTTGCAACCGATTTAACATTCCACCCTGAGGTTGCTGTTACGGCATTAAACTGAATACTACCTCCTACTAGTGCTGCTGACATTACTACATCTGATGTTGATCCTAAATCTCTAGTAGAAAAATCAGTAAATTCAACACTTGATCCGCTGTATACTGCAAACACCTCTCCTGCTCTTAAATTAGCACCGTTTCTAACTGTATATTTAAAGAATCCGGAAGTATAAGACCCGGTTGCTTGAGTGAATACGTTATTAGTACCTACTATCGTAGATGCAACTGATCCATAATCAGTTAAGGTTTGATCAAAAGTAAGTGTATTGGTTATTGTAAATGTACTTGCAAATGATGATGTCCCTGCATATGACGCAGAAGTTACATTACCTAGTAGAGTCTGTGCAGTACTAGCATAAGAACTTGTTAGAGCGTAGGAGCTTGATACGGCGAATGATGATGTTCCTAATAATGAACCTGTTAATGATGTAGCCCAAATATTTCCATTAACTGTTAAAGAAGCCGAGGTTGGTGTTATGGTTCCTACACCTATATTACCGCTTCTACCTGAAATAGTTCCTCCTCCTGATCCTAATTTTAAAGATCCTACTGTTTGATCCTGCTGACCGTAAAGACCTACTGTATTTGTAACGTTTATATCCCAGAGCTCGGCATCATCACCTCCGCGTAAATACGCTCCTCCATTAACCGGAGAAATAAGACCAGTTGTTGCAGTTAACGAACCAGTTATGACTGCATTTCCTACGTATGGAAAAACTGATCCTCCTGATGTAGATACTGTTATGACTTTTCCGCTAGAATCTACAGCTAAATTGGCAGCAGCTGTTCCTGCAAAAGATGATACACTTGTATAACCAGGTAACTCCATTTGTAAAGTACCAAGGTTCCACTGTGCTACTAATCCGGTACTTGAAACATTTGTTCCGCGTAATATACGGTGAAAATTTTGCCAGTTATCAATAAAAGAAGCAGATGTATATGTACCGCCTGGTGCATTAAATCCAATTTGACCTCCTTCACTTCCTGTATCTCTAGCTCCTAAAGTTATAGTATTTTCACTTGCTCCTAATGAAGTAGCTCCTACTGTTAATGATCCTGTTATAAGCTGGGTTCCATTAAAAGTATTTGAACCAGTAGTTGCAAATCTAGTACTATCTATACCGTCTAATAAATCTGCATTAGATGCATATGATGCAGATACTGCATTTAATATGTATGATGAAGTAGTAGCAAAAGATGCCGTTCCAAATAATGAACCTGTTATAGGCTGACTAACTGTTAAGGAACCAGTAATTATTTGATTTCCTATTACATTTAATTCAACTACGGCAGATGAAGAAAGTATTAAACTACCTGTTATAGTTTGGTTACCAATAAATGTATTAGATCCTGTAGTTGCATACGTTCCGTTTCGGGCATTTTGAGAAGCAGTATAGCTAAATATGCTTGCACTAAATGCATTTAAGCTAGATGTATAAGAGTTAAAAGAACTACTTAAAGTATTGAAAGATGAAGTAGTATCAAAGGTTCCATTTAATGCATTTTGAGATGCAGTATAACTAAATATACTAGCGCTAAATGCATTTAAGCTAGAAGTATATGAATTAAATGAACCGCTTAAAGTATTTAAAGAAGATGTAGTTGCAAACCTTGTGCTATCTATACCGTCTAATAAATCTGCATTTGAAGCATAAGAAGATGTTGTTGCAAAAGAAGCAGTACCAGTTAAATTAGCAGTTACACCAGATGATACATTTAATGAACCGGAAATACTATACCCACCAGTTAATGATTTTGAATTTATCCAAGAAGAACCATTATAATATAATAAATCACCTGCTGTTCTTGTAGCTGCATCAACATCAGATAAGCCCTCTAATGTAATTGGTATTGGAGATGTACCTGAAGATCCTACCCCGCCTACTGATCTAAATAATCCTCCTGGGATAATAGCTGTTTCATTAGAGTTATTTAAATCGCGAGGTGGGGTTCCACTTCCTCCTCCTTGAATAATAATATATCCTAAAAATATAGCATTTGCTGCTGTATTAGGAGCTTCTGTAAATGGTTCAGAATCTTTAGCATTTATAGCGTTTAATAAACTACCATATCTAGCATTACCATAGTAAACTAAGAACGCATTTGTAGGTGAGTTTGGAATCCAGAATACTCTTTGAATTGACCAGTAAGCAGCACCTACAGTAGCTAAAGTTCCTGTAGTTGTATCTACATAGTTTTTATTATCAATTTCTGTATATCCTGCATTTCCAACCCCGGTATCAATTACAGGAGTAGATCCTGAAATGTAGTAGCGGTATATTTTAGATGTATTAATATTATTTTCTACTGTTGTAGAAGGATGATTTGCATTAAAGCGATAATTAGCACCTTCTTTATAAGCATTACCGCCTGTTTTAATAATACTTAATGTTGGTGAACTACCACTAGGTGATAAGGTATGTCCTGATATCTTTAATGGTCCAAATGCTCTAAAGAAATCATCTGATTTTTGTTGAGGACCATATGATATTTGCGGTGCACTAAATACACCTGTAGATACACTACCTGATAAATGTAGTACAACACCTAAAGTAATTTGAGTATCAAATTGATTAATATCAGTAGAACCCCAAGGTACTATTTGCTGAACAGGCGTACCTGTACTATCTAAACCAACATAAGTAATCTTAGCTGATCCGGAGTTAGTGATTGGGATGTTTGTTATATTATTCCAAGACACATATTGTGCTGTCGGAAACGGTGCACTAGATGTTGAAGCATTTTGTGTTACGATAATACCGGTTCCGGCACTAATATTCCATGTTGTTGACCCTATGGTTGATGTTATTATACCTCCTGATAATACACCGGTATATAAATTACTTTCTAACCATCTTAAACGAGTTGTATTTGCATATCCACTACCATTTTGTGAAAAATATAAATCTTGTGTAGATCCAGATACGAAAATATATGATGCTGATAATGAGGTATCTATACTCTTATTAACTGGTAAGAATTTAATTACACCGTTGGTTTGGGTGTCTCCAAAAATATTAATTGTTGGATTTATAACTGTATCGTTTGAACCTGATATAGTTAAACTACCTGTTAATAATGTATTACCAATTAATGTATTATTACCTATTTGTGTAGTTGAACCAGTTACTAATAATGAACCGGTTATTGTAGTTGATGAATTACGGAAAATAGTTGTACCAAATATAGTAGTAGATCCGCTAATATTAACACTACCTGTTAAAGATGTATTGCCTGTTAAATTATTATTACCAATTTGAGTAGTAGATCCTGTTACTAGGAATGATCCAGTTATTGTTTGATTTCCTGTAAATATATTTGATCCTGTAGTTGCAAATCTACTAGAATCTACACCATCTAACAAATCAGCATTTAGAGCGTAAGATGAAGACAATGTAAAGGATGCTGTTATACTATTTACAGCATAAGATGCTGAAGTACTGTTTACAGAATAAGATGCACTAGTGGCATTTAATGCGTAAGATGCAGATACGGCATTTAAAATATATGATGCAGTAGCAGCAAAAGAAGCACTAGTTGAAAATGAAGCGGTACCGAACAGAGAACCTGTTATACCATTAATTACGTTTAACGAATTTAAACTTGCATCCGATCCAGATACAATGACTTTTTTCCAACTTGGCATACTATTTTAAATTTAGTATTGTGGTTAGATACATACACTTTATGCCGTGTATATGCCTACTTCCTTTTCAGGCCTACAATATACTTATATAAATACAAAAAAATTTACTAAAAATATAAATTATTTTTCAGATAATTCTTTTTGAAATTTTTGAATTTGGATAAGTTCGTTTTCTAACTTAATTTGTAGATCAGCTACAAACTTTGCATCTTTACCCAAAATATTAACTAGATCTAATGCTTGACGAATAAAAGATATTTCCTTAGAGGTAATTTCTATTGAATAAACTTCCATAACTATTATTTATTTTGTTCTAAAAACTGATTTTGTAATTTTAAAGTAGTATTATATACTGTTTCTAAATCTTGCCCTTTAAAAGTACTTTCTTTTATTAGTAAGATTAAAAATTCCAGTTCCTGAACATTTAATTGATTAATATTCTGAGGAACTGGATTATTATTACTTATTATTTTATTTATTAAACCCATTATAACTGAATTTTTTACAACTAATTATTTATTTTTATTATGAATATATGAAAATATCTCCAGAAGATACTTTAATGTTACCATTCTTTTGATAAGTTGCTACATCTGAACTACCATTATCTAAATCTAATACTATTGAAGCAAAAGCATCTGGTACTGCGGAAGTAGCATTAAAATCTAATGAACTTGTATAACCCCATCTAGCTGTATTTGAATCATACATTAAGGCTAATCCTCGTGCTGTATTTCCAGTATAACCACTTTGTATAATAATACCGCCATCTGTAGGAGTTGTTGAACCTGATGCTAATAATATGAATCTATCTTCTACTAATAAGTTGTCAGTATTAAGTGTAGTTGTAGTACCTTGTACTGTTAAATCACCTGTAATAATTTGATTACCAGTTACTGTTAATAAACTTCCATCAAATGTTAAATTAGCTTCACCGTTAATTGAACCAGCGCCTGTTGCTGTTAATACACGATTATCTACATTATTACTAACATTATTTGCGATGCTGCTCACGTTGACAGCTTGCGAAGCAGAGGTAGAGTTTAATGCATATGAAGCAGATACTGCGTTTAATACATAAGATGCTGTATTTGCAGAACCTGCACTAGTAGCAAAATTAGCATAAGAAGCACTAGTAGAATTTAATGCATACGATGCTGAGGTAGCACTTGCTACTGTACCTACAACATTAGAACCTAATATAAAGGATGCTGTAGCTGCTGTAGTTGCAGAACCTGCACTAGTTGCAAAATTAGCATAAGATGCACTTAGTACAGACATTGAGCCTGTTTGTGAATTTAAAACAAATGCTGTTGAATCTAATCCGTCTAATAAATCTGCGTTAGAAGCATAAGATGCTGAAGTACTCCTTAATGCATAAGAAGCAGATACTGCGTTTAATACATAAGATGCAGTTACAGCGTTTAATACAGACATTGATGAAGTCTGTGAATTTAAAACAAATGCTGTTGAATCTAAACCATCTAATAAATTTGCATTTTCAGCATAAGAAGCACTAGCAACAGAACCTGATTGAGAAACAGTTATATTAAATGTACTTCCATCAAATTTAGTGAATGTTATAGTACTGTTATTTACAGAAGCTGTTAATATTGCTGTTGGAACATATGATGCAGTTAAAGCAAAAGAAGCACTTGCTGCAGTAAAGGATGATGTACTTTGGTAAGAAAATAAACCTGTAGCTGTGTCGTAGCCAACAATATTAGCTTTATTAACATTAGCTAATGTAGATGTTAGAGTTCCAAGAAATGATCCACTAAATGAACCGGAATGAGATAATCCAGTTGCAGCAGTTGTAGCTACAATGTTACCTGTACCGTTAATTGCTGTTGTAGATAGGTTAGAACCGGCACCACCGCCAATTACTACGTTGCCTGAGGTTAAATTGTCTACTTGTAATGCTGCAAGATTAGCGGTACTACCGGAGACAATGACTTTCTTCCAAGATGCCATATTGTTTTATATTTTTAAGTTTGTTGGTTACGAAATTATTCTATAATAAATATCTAATTTATTCCAATCCTATGTATAAGGAAGATGAAGTAAACCAAATACTTCCTGCTTGTGTCGTTCCTGTTGGTATAGAAGATTGTGTTGCAAATTGAACTATACTTTGACTTATTGTTAATACCGGCTGCTGAGTAGTAAAATTTTTAATTATAAATAAATTACTGCTTAAAGTAGTGTTACTACTAGAAGATATATTAAAATATACATTACTACTTGATTTTATTAAAAATAAATTATTAGGACTTACATCAACACTAGCTGTGATACTACCTGTTGTTATTTGATTGGTTGCACCACCATTTAGAGCAAATAATGCAAAAGAAGCTGTTGTAGCATATGATGCAGTCCAAGGAGTATTATCAGGATTTAAAATTGATTGACTTCCAGTAATTGGTAATTTTAATGAACCACTATTATTAAATGTAAATACATGTGTTCCTGCGGTAGTTATATAGGAGCCTGAATCATCTACCCAAATTTGCGAATTGGTATTATTGGATAATAGTTCTGCGTATCCTCCAGGACCTGCTTGTATATCAACACTAACAATATCATACTCATTTGTTATTTTAGAACCTCCTTCTAAAGTTATAGAACCACTTATTATTTGATTTCCTTTAAATGTATTTGAACCTGTAGTTGCAAATGATCCTGTTTTAGAATTTAAACTACTTGTATATGCATTAAACGATGAAGTAGTAACAAATGATCCGGTATTAAAAACAGTTCCTCCGGCATTTAAAGCAAAAGAAGCAGTTAAAGCAAAAGAAGAACTAGCTACATTTGTTATTCCAGCTCCATTACCAACAAAGCTTCCAGAGAAGCTTCCAGTAAATGAACCGGATAAAGGAAATCTAAGCTGTCTACTATTTACTAATGCCATCTTAAGTACTAAATTTACCTACTGCTGTTATTACGTCTTGTGAAGTGAAACTATATTCTAATATTGCCGGGTTTATAACCAGGGTAGTGGTTGAACCTCCGGTACTAAATGATTGTATAGCATTGTTAGGTAATGCTAATCCGTTACAGAAGATATTAAAATTAGAAATTGATGTTGCCGGAAGACCGGACGGTGCTGCTAACCATCCTGATGCAAATGTTATTGTATTACTATCAACAAATGTTCCTATTAACTGAACATTGGTATTTAAATAATCTATAATTTGTTGAGGAAGAGTTGTAGTTTGATCTATATTTTGTACTAATACGTTTGTTGAATCTGCAGCCATTACAGCAGAAATTTGCTGAGCTTTTGGTTTTCTTATATTAGCGTTGAATTGTTCCTGAGAATCAGCAACTTCTAACCCAAATATTACTTGACTAGTACTAAAAGCTCTATTTGCACTTGCTACTTCTCTATTTAAGCTATCTGGAATGATGTATCCATTCATTACCATATCAAA